TCTCCATCCTTCCACTCTCCAGATGTGTCCTTCACCCTCTCATTGCTTGCAATACGCAAACGAGCAAGGTTGTGACCACCAGCAGTCTTAGACTCTGGATCTGCAACAAGATTTCCAACTACCGTAATCATACTCATATCTTCATTCCTTTTCCTCGTACCTTTTTCTTTGTTGGCAGATTATTGCCAGTATCGATGACAGGTTCTAGAGTAACCCTGACACCAAACTTTTCCATTATTGACTTTATCTTATTTAAATATAAAATACAATGAAGTCTTTCTGTTTCATTATAATATTCCCACTGACTCTCATAAAATCTTATTGCAAGAAATTCATGGCCCTTGAGATCATATTCAACTATATCTACAACAAATTCATGAGGTGGCTTAACTGCCTTTACCTCTTGTTGCATTTGACGAGTATATATCATGATCTTTCCATTGTCAATGATGACCAAACATCAAACCATTGTTCTTTATTTTTATGATTATTAAATTCTTTTGATATCTTTCCCTTTTCAAAGAATACTCCGCCCCAAACTCCCCATTCTTGTCTTGTGACAGCAGATGCTAGACAATCCCTTTGAACTGGACACTTTATGCATAGCTGATCTACTGCCACTCTTAGGTCTTCATCCTCTTCATATTTATCAAAGAATATATTTGTATCCATATTTAGACACAAAGCTTTATCTTTCCAATCTTTTTTGCTCACAATATCACCGAATTTGGAATATTCCAGCCACCATCATATGCATATATAACACGCCTATACCATTTCTTTTCTTCTTTGTTAAAGATTCCAGCGGCAAGGTATTCTGCATAGTCATCTTGTACCATGTAAACAATATCCCATCCATCCCAAGTAAAGTTTTGATGGTTGTTGACAAATTCTTCTGCCTCATCAATTGTTGCTATTATCATTGACGTACCTTCCTGCTATAACAAATACAAGAAATATCATAAACAAGTCTAAGAAAAATAGCAAGACAAACCCTATCTGATCTGTTGCTAGTCCATAGACAAGTTTTACTCCCATGTTTATTGCCCAAATGACAAAGGTAAAAAGAAATGTTGCAACATGAGGCTGTGTAAACATAGTAAAATATATAGCCATATATAATGCTAAGGTTGAACCAAAGACAATCAATGACCAATCAGTTAGAGACATGTTCCTCCATTGTGTAGATAACTTTCTTTATACCTGACTTTTTAATAAGCTTAGAACATTCGTTACATGGTTTGCTATTTCTTGCTTCACCCTGTTTATTAACTCTAGCAACATAAAGAATAGCGCCCTTTGCATTGTTTCCAGCCTCATGTATTGCTACCTCTTCAGCATGACGCGAACAATGAACCTTGATTAGATCTTCTTCAATTACGCTAGGATGATTTTTAAATTTATTAAATCCTAATCCAACTACTCTTCCAGACTTGACAACTATTGCTCCATGCTTTTTATTTTCTTCAGATTTTTCAGCAAGATATAGTGCCACGTTAAGAAATGAAAAGTCTTTTTTGCTCAACATTAGGATCTAAATATACCTGTCTCTATGTTCTGCATTTCTGCAGAAATAACAAGTGAGGAAACCTTCTCACTCTTCTGACTAAAGTATGCCATATAGGAAACATAAGAAATATTTTCTTCAATATAGCTTGCTGGTAACTTCTTAAATAGAACCTTATATCCCTTTTGTCTTAAGTAGTTTTCTGCTGAATTACAAAAGGCCGCAGTATAATTATTAACATTGTGTGGGCCAGCAGACCAAACTTCAATAACATCTTCATCATTTGGCTGAGATAGTGCAACACCCATAGCACGCATAAATGTTTCATAGTCTGCAAAAGACTTTGTTCCTTGTACTGCAATAATCATATATTGTCCTCTAGTAGTTTTATAATATAAATTAGCTCAGATGGATTTAGACCAGAATCTAATTGATCTACCCTTTCTGCATTCATTTTATTCATTGTTATGCTATTTGTTTTTTCTCTGTATAGAGAATCCTTTTCCTTCCAATATGTCATATTATTATAGTTGACAGTTGGAATTATGTCAATAGTCTGTTTTGTATCCTTTTTAAATAAAAATATAGAAAAAAGGGTGATTTGAACAATAGCGATACCAAGCCAAATAAAAAACATTAAGGATGACATTTTATTATCCGTTAATATTATCTAGAATGTCTAAAAGGTTTTTTAATTGTTTGCTTGATAACTTATGTGCATCTATTGGTCTAGCAGCAGAGTTATCAATATGACCATTTACTATGTCACTTTCATAAAATGTATTCTCATGAACCCAGTACGCCTTGTCTCCCACAATAGCAACCTTAACTGTATTCTTTTCTCTAATTTTTTCTAGCTGACTAAGATTCTTTTCTGGAATCATTTCCAGATCCTTGAATATCGGAAAGTCTTCCAGCAAGTTCTGAGATTGTTTTCTGTGATTCGATCTTAAAGACAAGAAAATCATACTCAAGTTTACTACATTTGTTGCGATAATACTCAACCAAAGTCTGTAAAATATCGTCATTACTTTCATTCATTACATCTCCTTAGAGATTAGTCTGCTTTTCTAAAAGAAAAGGGCGAATCGAACCATACATCTTTCTTTGCATTTGCATTAACAATCTTCCTTGACCATGCAAATCCTGCATCTCCACCCCATGCATCCCACATAATGCGACCATTTGATGGATTAGAAGTATTATAGAAGTCTTTACCTTTCTTGTCAACCTCATGACGAGAAAAGAATGAATACATTCTACGAACAACAGAAAGAGACATAGATCTGCCTGAAACAATATCTGTTGCCCTACCCCATCCTACTGGTGTTCCTGCACCAGTAGCCTTGCCATCTTCTTTCCAGCGCAATGCTCTACGAGCAGCAGCCTTCATTCCAGAGGTTGGAGAAAATGTCTCTTCTTTTTCAAAGTTCATTATTCTGCCTTAAAAATACTAATGTTAGTAGTTTGGTTTCCAGTAGCATCTGATCGCTTTGCAGATGTTGGCATGTTTTTAAATAGTCCTGTTAGACTCTTCGTTACATTCCAATCTTCTGGAAGCATATCAATTGCACCTAGATCTCTTGCACGACTAATAATGTGTCTACGAGCAGCAGCATAGTTTGCTGCACGACCAACAGATTGAATAGCATTAGCTAGATCAGCTCTTGTTGCAATTGGAAATGATCCGTCTGGCATTGCCTGACCACGATTAGCCATTGCACGACGTTGTTCTGGAGTATACTCACGCTTTTCCCAGTCTTCATCCATACTCATTTCCATATCTTCATCAGCATGATGAGCCTTTGCCTCTTCATCCATATTATGATGAGCCTTTTTCATAGACTCTAGGATGCTCATGGCATCTTCAAGATCTTTATTCATTGATTTACCTACCCTTCTTAATGTACTCATTTTGTGACCAACAATAGTATCTGTTGGCTCACCATTTCTATAAATCCTAATTGCTACTGCAGGATCATCTTCTGTTCCAGTAATAGTAAAGTCTGAATTTGGCACATTATATTTGCCATTACGAATAACTCTTATTACCTTTCCTGTTGCTCTGCCACCACTTGAGTTCCAGGAAACCATACTGCCAACAGAAACGTCTGCCTTGCCCATTCTCTCCATCATGTCATCCATAAAATCATCCATATCCATATCATCATCTTGATCCATATCTGGATTGACTAAGCCATCTGGAATAGCTGCCAGCCTACACTTACCATCTTCTTCAATGGCATATGATAAAAGCTTACATGCAAGCGAGCCGTCTTGATTCTCAACATGAAAAGAACAGTTTCCACATTTAACACCAATATCTGAGTCTTCATTTTCTCTTGCTGTTTCGTATCCAACCCATATGCTTGACGTTCCCTGATCAAATGGTCCATATTCTTCTGCTACTCTTACAAGAGCATCATGAAAGGCTTTTTCCTCTGGAGTAAGCATTTCGTATAAATCTTCCATTTTTCTCATTCTTTTCTTCTTTGGACCTATGTAGTCTGGATACCTATTTGGTGTTTTTTCATTTGTAATAACTTCTTTTTCTGCAGCTTCTGGCTCTGAAGCATACAATGCAGCAAGCTGTGATCTTGCAGATTCTCTTGTAGCATGACACCCACTGACTGAGCCATCTGGAAGCTTTACGACAGCGTATCCAGCGCATCCTCCATAATTGCTTCTTATTTCCCAGGGCATGATTTTATTATATCACTTAAAATGTTTTTCAAAAACATCAATGATTAAAAATAAATATGACTTGAGAGCATCATCTTCGATGGCATCTATTTTATCTTGATTAAAACTATTTTTATTTAAAGCTATAAGAGGCTCGCCTTCATCATCAAATGATAGATCAATCATTTCTAAGTTCCATAAATCAAAAACGGCCTGACCAATATCCTTCTTATGCATATCTTTAAATGATGGAAAAATATTTGCTATTTCTGGATCTACATAGTAGACGTTATCTCCGACTTTATCATTAAATCCTAAATCTTGTAATAGACCCATTTCAATTAGCCATCGGATGACACTATCTTCTTCTTTTTCCATATAAATATTTTAACCTTTATTTAGAATATTTGTTCATTGCTGCCCAGGATGTAGTATTTTCTTTAATATTAAGTCCACCCAATACATCTGTTTTGTTCCATGAATACCAAAATACTGGTTGTGATCCAGCATATTTGTAAGTGTCTCTTACATAGTTCCATGCTTTTTTATCATCAATGACTGGTCCAAGAAGGTTGTAGTTTGCTTCTGTTACCCATATTTTTTTAGGACCGCCTAGTCTTGCTACTGAACTACTCACATCTGAAAGATAATAGGCAAACTTTTCTGGGCCAGTCCCTATCTCTGGATATATATGACATGAAACTATATCAATAGGCCAACCTTTTCTTTTTAATGCATATAAATATTTATTTGCCCTTTTCATACCACCACTTGATTTTCGTGGAAGAACAGATGCAGAAAGAACAATGGTGCTCTTATTAATATTTTTAATAATAGAATATGCATTCTTTGTCATTGTTGCTAATGCATTTCTATTTGCTAAAGTATATGGATACATGAAGTCTGCAAGTTGTGGCTCATTCCAAATTTCATATGCATGAATTTTTCCTTTATATCTATTGACAAGCAAAGAAATAAAATTATTCCATTCATTTATATCATATGGCAAAGAGTTTGTTCCTTGTCCAAGCCATGGGGCAAAGTGCTCGCTATTTGGATTTTTAGCTAGCCAACGTGGTGTAGCAGCAGCAACATAAAGTATCTTTCTATCTGAATATAGATCTACTAAATAATCTAACCTAGAAAGATCATATGTATTATGCCCAATATGAATATCTTTCCATGTAACACTACAATCCCAAAGTCTTACCCAGTCTGTCTTGGGAGGATTTGAAAGAGGATCATTAAAATGCATACCAAGCATAATTTAATTATAGTGCATGAGGAATAGATTCATTAAAACTTAGTGCAGAAACGCTCATATACTCAGAAAATTCTTCTAGGTCTGATAATTTATCTACTCCAGAATATGAGCATCCACTTCCAAGTCCACCGCGAACTTGGTTAAGAATATGAGATACAGAACCCTTGTATGGAACAGTTGTAGATATTCCTTCTGCTACAGATACATTTCCAGTGGCATCTTTTTGTGCAGATGCACTTGCCATTCCACGAAATGATTTTACCTCTCTTCCATGAGCATCTGTAAGAATTTCTCCTGGTGATTCGTCTGTGCCAGCGAGCATTGATCCAACCATTACTGCGTCTGCTCCCGCAGCAAAAGCCTTTACCATATCTCCACTTGTTCTTATTCCACCATCAGCAATAACAGAACACTCTTGAAATGTTTCTGCAACATCCATTATTGATTGTAATGTTGGAAGCCCATGTCCACTTACTAGTCTTGTTGTGCAAGCACTTCCACCACCAATACCGACACGAATAGAATCTGCACCAGCCTCTGCAAGCCTAAGAAACCCGTCTTTTGTTGCGACATTTCCTGCCATAATATGAATATCAGAAAAGGTATTACGAAGTTGAGAAACTGCCTTTACTGCATACGAACCATGACCGTTAGCAGTATCAATAAGGAAAACTCTTACACCAATATTGTAAAGACGATCTGTTTGTGCAAGATATCCATTATTAGAGGCAATGGCAACACCAAACCCTATGTTTCTTTCTACTAAACTTTGTGCTTTAATTATTTGATTTTGATACGACATATATCTATGAAGAATTCCTAATCCACCATGTTCTGACATTGCAATACACATTTCTGTATCACATACTGTATCCATTGGTGCCGCAATAACTGGAAGAGACAGATTTATTTTTCTTTTTTTATAACCAATAGACATTGATAGATCAACGTCATGTCGTGAAATAATTTCGCTCTTTTGTGGTACTAAAAGAATGTCGTCAAAACATAGTGCCTTTCCAACTCTTTGCATATTATTCTCCTATATTAGTTTGTAACTTGCTAAGTAATCTTGTATCTCAGGTGTCATCTTTGGAGCAGAATTTTCCTCAATCATTTCCCTGTTTCTATCTGCCTTAAATGATGACCAAGTATGTACTTCTATTTCTCCAAATGACTCTCTTTTTGAATGAGATATTGCATTATATACAGAACCGCACATCGCATCAGCCAAGTCCTTAGACTTCTTTCTAGGATGGTCTACCTTGTTATCTGACACAATTCTTAGTTCTAATAGCTCTTCAAGAAGTAAATCGATATGTGGGGCAGCAACTCTTTCTTCATAAAAAAGCATTGCTAGGTCTTCATAGTGCTTTTTTGCAACAGAAAGAGTTTGTGTATTTATTCCAACACTCTTAAGATCACGCTGAATATCAAAACTTTGCCACCTGTCAAATGTAACTAGACCTAGATTAAATCCACTTCTTCTTAGATTAACAATCCAATTTTTTACCTCTGATAAGTCTACTGGGCCTTCTCTGCGTGGCTCCCACCATGCTATTGCATCTACAACAACAAATGGAACAATTTGAGTATAGTCATTAAAGCTCTGAACCTCTACCCATTTTTCTACATGGCTTATAGAAACGGCACACTTATCATGTCTTTGTGCTAAATCAGCATGGACATAATATATTGTATCTGGATTAGGTCTGAAGTTTGGATCAAATCTTTTTAAGCTATCAATTGGATTACGAATGCTTAGAGCCTTTTCAATCTTATCTCTTGATCTAAAAAATGCATCTGATGATACGCTTGGCATACATGCAAATCTCATCATTGCATCTTGAGGATCTGTGTAGAAGGCTAACTTAAAATCCTCTATATTTCTTGTGGGATTTACTTCCCATGTTGGACGTTTAAGAGCATAAACTTTAGGAAACTTATAAGAGATGATTCTATCTTCTTCCCATTCAATTTCAAATGTATTTCCAGGATCATCTTCTGGAAGTGCAGGGTTAAGAACGAACTCATGACTTCTTACTATTGTTTCTTTTTCTGCAATAACATCTTCATACCTTTTTGATATAAAGTCACCCTTATAACGTGGGAAAGAAAGAAGAATAACCTTTCCATAATCAGGAAATCGTGAATCTACAGAACCACGGAAAGCCTTGTAAATTGCATCGCCAGTTTTTGCATTCTCATTACCACTTACAGACTCCTGAGAAAACCCAGAGATCTCATCAAGAATTGCAAGGACTAGGTTAAGTCCCTCATGTGATTCTCTTTCTGAGTGACCAGAGTAAACAGTAATAGACTTATCAAATTCTATGTTATCTACTTTGGAGTCATACTTTCCAGCAAACCATGGGGACTTTTCTATTTTATTTTTGAATCCCTTAAAAAATACATTCTTTGCCTGCTGAGCGTTAATTGCTACGTTAATAATATCTATAGCATCGCCAGGTGGCTTACCAAAATATTTTGCTGGATCTTTTAGACATAACAATTTATACACAAGATATGCACAGCCAATTGTGGATGTATGATCCTTTCCACTACCTTTGCCCAACTGAAGAATAACTTCGTTCTTTGTATATTTCTTATAGTGTTCTGCACCAGCCTCTTCGCCCATTACAAGTTGCAAATCTTGTTCACGATAAATCTGACTCATACACTCAACAAGGGTATATTGATATTCAGAAAGTTCTGGCTGACCCAAAAAATCTGAAGATAAAACAAAAGTTCTTACGTCTACAGGATCTTCATCAAATGGACTTTCATTTAGTGCTTCAAATATATCAGAGAAATCAATTGTCAACTATGATCACTCCGTTGCTAACCTGTGAAAGCTTTTCTAATATTTCATTACGAATGTTTGGATATTTAGTAGCAACATCCTTTAGTATTCCAATAAGTATTTCATGCTTTCTTTCCATCTCAGCAAGCTCTTCAGCAATTTCTTTATTGTCTAATAGTCCTGCTCTATGCAGCATGTCAAGCCTTTTTGCTTCTATGTCTGCAATAAGTTTAATAGATGTATTCTTAGATTTTAAATCAGATATTTGATCTGCAGAGTCAATAACTTCATAAGCCTTAGCAATAAGTTTAGAATAATGCTGGTCTGCACCAGCAAGTGCTTCCCTGGCCCTGGCATGAATAGCCTCATTATTTGCAGCCATTTTGCGCCAGTCATTTAATAATGACATTACACGAGCACGAGGAATATCTAAGTTCCTTGCAATTTGAGCTGTGTCAGTACCCTTAAGATACTCTGAAGCAACCTGATTTACCTCATCCAGATGCTTGACTAGATCTTTTGACACGCTTTCCTCTCTTCTTAGGAATATATTTTACACGATCTGGATAAAATGATCTCATTCCACATCCAACGCCCTTTTCTAGCTGGACACAATCAATCCATGAAGCACCAGTATTTGGATTAGTTACATATTGATGAAACCTAAACTTTGTTCCCCATATTCCACGAATCTTAATTAAGTCTCCTTTTGATATTGATCTTCCATCAGAGGTGGTAAAAGATTCTTCACGAATAAATGGATCTATAACATTATACTTTTTCCTTCGTGCCATTTAATCCTCCTATATTCCGTACTCTCTTATCGTGGATCAATTTTAACACAAGATAACCAGCCAAGTCAAGTATTGTATCATCTCCTTGAAACTCATTTCCTCTTTTTATTCTACTTAACTTATCATCTATCTTAATGTCAATTTGCTTTCCAGCATCTATATCAGAAGCAAATATTTTAATAGGATCAAGAGCAGAATTTCCATAACTTATATTTTTATCTAGAAGAAGTGCTGCTATCTCAAGACACTGAGCAAGAATTTCTTTACCAGCTGGTGCCCTTTTACTTAAATCAATCAAATCACTCATAGCAGCAATTAAATGCTCGTCATCATTCATCTTCTACCTTTTCTTCCCATTTTTAATCCAAACTTATTTAAATAAAGATATATTGTTTGTAGCGTTACTCCACACTCGTCTGCTATTTCTTGTGGTGTTTTTTTATCTTGTACATAGCGTTTATGCATCCAACTTTTGTTTTTATAAAAATCCTTAGGCATCAAACAACACATTCCATCTATCATTTACAAACCATCCAATGCCTATTGCATCTGCAACATCATCATCTGTAACTTTAATATTAAAGTTTTTATTAACTGATTGCATTGTTTTATTTTTTCTAGCTTCTCTTTGTTTTCCCTTGTACCAAGAATTTGATTTGCCTGGATTTTTCTTTATTATATCTTGCTTTTCTTCTGCTGTCAACAGTTTTGTTCCAATATGATTCTGCCATTGAACAGGACTTACTGAGATAACTCTTTTTATTCCAGCAACCTGTGCTGATGCTACTATTGCTCCTTGTACGAGTGAGAGTTGTATTGCTGTTTTTGGTGAATTAGAATATATTGCAGATTCAATGACCAAAACATCTGCCTTAATCTTTTTAAAAAATGGAATCGCCTTTTTACATGCGTCCCCTGCTTTATAGAAAGCATCTGTTCCAACAAACCTAATTTTTCCATATCTGATAAGTTTACCATTTTCAAAATAAGAAAAAGCAAGTGAATTTGTTGATGCATCAATGCATAACGTTGATGCTGGTTTTGACAAATCTATAAGCCTTTTATTTCTTTGAGTAGTCAAAGTATCCTTTCAACTCCTTCATAAATGTATTCATTTTTCTTTTATGCTCAATGCAAGAATTACAAATTCCTTCATCATTGTAAATACTTAGCAATGTTCCACATCCACCAGCACACAGTCTTTCTTTTCCTACTCTTTTCTTTATTTTTTCAGCCTTGTTTCTTTCAATAATTTTTTCTTTACTCGCACTCTGACGACACTCAACACTGCAATAAATTTGTTTATCTGATGATGAAGTAAATTCTTCATCACACCACATGCAGTATTTCATTTAGAAAAGCCCCTTTTCATCCTTTCTACGAGCAATCTTAATGTCTCCTTCTGGTGCTGCCTTACAAGCATCTTGTAGTGGACAAGCCTGACACATTTTAATATCATTGCTCTTAAATGGAACCTTGGGTAGCTTTTTGTCTGTCCAAGCGGCGTATACTTCTCTCATCCAATCAAAAAGGTAGTCAACAAAGTCTACATGCGCCTGTGTGATATTGATTGGAATTGGAAGAAGTTCATGGGTATTCTTATTTTCATAAAGAATAATTCCATTCTTCTTCTTATATATCTTCATATAAATTAGAAGCTGAAGTATATGATATGAACTAGAAGTCATAGACTTCTTATGTCTATCAAATGCATCTTGATTACATGTCTTGATTTCTACTATATATTCAGAATCTTTCCAATTGATAAAGCTATCTACATATCCAAAGATGGGTGGATCTTCAAATGTAGTCTTTTTCTCATTCTCAATAAGAATGCCAGAATCTTGCATTGCCTTCTGAATTCTAGCGTGCCTATCTGTTCCACTATCCATATTAGTAATTGACTTTCCAGTTTTATATTCATAGAAAGTATTACCTTCAAACGCTAGATACCAATAACGTGGGCATACACCATGATTCCATACTAGTGATGATGGAGCAAATGTTTTCTTCTGCATATGCTTTGGAACATTGTCTATCCTGTAACCTTCTTCAATTGCTTCTATCAGGCCAGAAAGTGGACCATCATCATTAAATTCTGATTGCCAATTATCATCTTCAAATAGTTGATCATCTTTTATCTCCACCATTTTATTTACTGCTAATTTATTTACTATGCTTTTCATATCAAACCTTAACTAAATATTTTAGTGATGCACAAATTTTATCTAATTCTGCAGCAGCAGTATAATAAAGATTTTTCTTTGCACGATCATTCTTATCGACATTTGTTAGCCATGATGCCTGTAGAGCAAGCTTTGCTGCAATTGCTTGCATTCTTACAAGCTCTACAGATGCAACTGCAATTGGAATATCTGGTTTAAAGATAAGCTTTGCTATAAACTCTAATGCTTTTGTTAGCTCTGCATCTTCCATATACTCAGATACCTTATATAGATCATTTATCTGTTCTAGCGTTGTTTTGTCACTCATTGTTTTCTCTTAACTGTTCAAACTCATTCCACTCAATTATAGCAAGCCTTGTCTTCTTTGTGTCTCCTAAAACAAGCATGATTACAGGTGATCTATTTGGATCTGTCTTCATTGTATCCATACAAATCTTTGCCCACACATCTTGTGTAACAGAAAATGATTTAGAATACTCTTTAACATCTACCACATAGCCAGGAATAGTTCCATCGCCCTTTTGAATTTTGCCACGACCACTATTCTTTTGTGGTCTTGCACCAATTCTTTTTAACTCTCCCTTTTCACTCATTAATATCCTCTATTCTTTCCTATATTTACTTCTGATACCCCTTGACAAGAATTACATTTCCAGGTTATATCTAAAAGTGAAGGATAGAATCTTGCAGTTCCAACATTACCCTGACATTGTTGACATAAAAATGTTCCATGAATAATGTCATATTTTGCAGACTTGGACAAGCTCGTCAACCTTTCCTGGATTTTCTCTAAACCAATCAATAACCTTTTGTCTACCCTGTAATCTTTCTCCAAGGACGGTATACCATGCGCCACCCTTTTCAATATAGCCATGCATTTCTGCAAAGTCTATAAGGTCTGCAACTGAATCAATACCTATTAGATCTCCACGGAAATAAAAGTCATACTCTCCTGTTTGAAATGCTGGAGAAGTCTTGGAAAATTGAATCTCCCACCTCACCTTTCTTCCAATCTTTTCTTCAAGTATTCTATCTCCAGAGTGGATCTTTCCTTTGATTGCTTGATTATCTGACTCAGAGGAAAATAGCTTGATGATTGTAGAGGAATAATACTTTGTTGACATTCCTCCCTGTGGCCCCTGTGTTGTATACATAGCACTAATATTATTTCGTGCTTGAGAAATAACAAGTAAAAGAGTTGGCTTGACTCTATTATTAGCGTAATTAAGCATCTTCCAAGCATTAGAGAAGTCTCGTGATTCTGCACCAATCTGCTTAGTATTTTCTAGTTGCTTAAGATCATCTGAATCTTTTTCGAAATATACTGCTGGTAGTAGGGCAGACATACTATCTATTACAATAATATCTACACCAGCACCCATTAGTGCTGTGCCAACATCAACCATATCATTGATGGTTCTTGCCTCTGAATAAATTAATTGAGAATTGTCTACTCCCAATTTTTCTGCCCACTTATCATCGTATGACATTTCTGCATCAATCCAGGCACATGTGTATCCCTGCTTCTGTGCCATTCCGACTATTTGAAGACACAAAGAAGATTTTGCGCTACTCTTACTACCCCATAAAAGAACTTGCCTCCCAAGAAGAAGCCCTCCATTTAAAGCATTGTTCAATTGATAAGATGGAGTTGCTATCTTATCTGGAGTAACTATTTCTGAAGATACAGTTATTGCCTTTCTTAGCTTTGGATCTAGTTGTGCAAGAACATCTTCTACACTCATGCTAATACACCATGCATCTTTGGACGACTAAGATTCTTTTCTACCTTTGCCTGAAAATGCTTTTGTAGAGACTCCTTAGTATATCCTTCTGTAGCAAGTCCACCGTATAGGTCAAGAAGTCTAACCAAAATGTCTGCTAGTTCTTCTACAACTTGATCGTCACCCTTTTCCTTACGCATTGCTTCAGTTACTTCGCTAACCTCAGTATTAATCATCTGAAGCTGCTTTAGATAAAATATGATGTGGTCTTGCTTATCCATGCGTGATAATGGTTCCCAAAATCCCTTTTGCCTAGCATGTACATTCAATGTGAATGCAGTATCGTCTAAATCATTCAGCAATTTCTGTGCCTCCATATGTTATAGTTCCATCTTTTGTTTTTTCTAATTTTGGTATTACAACCTTACCTGGCTCACACTTCATGTATGCATCAGCAAACTTCTTAGGAAATGCAACGACTGGAATCATATTACGATCATAATCTACCAGAGTCATGTAGGCCATTTTGTCACCAGCTTTTGTAGTTCTTTGAGTAAAAGATAGCACAAAATATTCATTTTGTCCATATGGTATCTTTTTATAATTAAGATATTTAATTAGTGGGTGCGTTTGATTAGCCTTTATTTCATCAATTGGAATTGCACTTGCTATTCTATTTGATGTAACAAGTAATAGATATGTTTTGCCAGTCTCTATCTTGCTATCTTCTTGATCAAATACACCAAAGCTACCAGTCTTATCCATAAAGTCTACTCTTGACCATCCAGAACCTCGCTTTATCTTCTTTGCCATTGCAAGAAGAATATGTGAACTGTTTTCATCAAAGTCTTCGCTATTATCAATAAATGCATAATAGTGAGGTGGCAGTGTAATTCCAAACTCTGGTAAGTTTAAATATTCATACAGGTTTGATTTAACAGTATCCTCATCTCTTGGATGATCTGGAAAGGTAAGTGCTCCAACAGCATCTAGTGCTTCTACAGCACGGCTATTAATTCCACTACCCTTCTTAAAGGCAACATCTCTTACTTCTTGATAAGATGTGAATGGTCTAGCATCAATAATCTTAGATGCAATTCCATCGCTAATCCATTTAATAGCAGAAAGTCCAAACCTAATTCCCTTGCCCTCAATCTTAAAGTCTGCATCTGATTCATTAATATGTGGAAGCTTAAGCTTGATTCCCATTCTCTTTGCTTCAATAAGATATTCTGTTCTTGCATCCTTGTCTTTCTCATTCTTTAAAATTGAAAACATAAACTCAACAGGATAATAGAACTTTAACCAAGCTGTCCAGTATGAGAGCATAGAATATGCAACCGCATGGCTTTTGTTGAATGAGTATCCAGCATGTGCCTCAAAATCATGCCACATGTTCTCTGCCATAAATGGGCTGAGATATACTGAAGCATTTTTTACAAACTGATCTTTGAACTGATCGAATTCCTTGGCATCCTTTTTCTTACCAATAATCTTACGAACCTTGTTCGCTTCTGCCATTGTCATTCCACCAATAGTTGTACATGCTTGCATAACTTGCTCTTGATAAAGAATTGTTCCATATGTATCTTCCAAGAATGGCTTCATAACAGAGTGTGGATATTGAACTATATTCTTTCCATTCTTTCTTGCGATATATTCCTTACCAATGGTATTCATTGCACCAGGGCGCACAAGAGCATTGGAGGCAACGAGTTCATCAAAATTCTTAACTCCCATCTTCACAAGAAGATTGGTATATGGAGTTGCTTCACATTGGAACACACCTTTTGTATGCCCATCAGAAAGCATTTGATAAATGTTCTTGTCTGCAAGATCTATCGATGTTAGATCAATGTTGTACCCACTTCTTGATTTGATGCTTTGCAATGTATCATTAATAACTGTCAAAGTTTTTAGACCAAGGGCATCAATCTTAATCAAACCAATTTCTGCTGCCTCTTCCATATCTACTGCAACAACAGGAATTCGTTCTCCTGTTGATGGACTATTACGAGTCTCCATTGGAGCATACTTGAAGATTGGTTCTTTTGATGTTACAACACCAGCAGCGTGGATGCCAGTTCCTCTAATTCTTCCCCTAAGTTGTTCTCCATACCTTTCTACCTCAGGATACCTTTCCCTGAACCATTTTGTGCTTGGAGAACTACAATATTCGTCCCATGTATCTATAAGCTTGAGAGCTTTATTAACGTCCTTTAGGGGTATATTAAATACTCTTGATACATCTCTGATTACGCCCTTATCTTTAAACTGAAGAAAGGTAGCAATTGATGCAACATTCTTATATTCTTTTTCTAGATATTCCTTTACTTCTTCACGACGACTATCCATAATATCTGTATCAATATCTGGAGCATCATCTCGTGATGGATCAATAAATCGAAAGAACAAAAGACCATACTTAATTGGATCAACTTCTGTAATTCCAAGTGAGTAACAGACAAGAGATCCTGCCGCAGATCCACGACCAGGGCCAACAATAATTCCTTGAGACTTTGCCCATGAAATCATATTACGAACAACCAAGAAGTA